ATAACCTTCTCCCAAGTCTCAATCATATCCTCTAAAGTAGGACTCCATGAAAGATGCCCTTCTTCAAGAGGCTTATATGGTTCTTCTACCAACCAAGTTGGCTTGTTTAAGTGTTCTCTAATTTCAATGGCCTCTACCAAGACTTCTGGCATAGCAGAATTTCTTGCCATCTTAGTACCAAGTCTTACAACTAATAATTGTGGAGACTCTGCTAGGTCTTCAAGAGAATAAACTTTTAACTCTCTTTGGAAATCTGGGTCAGCAACTGCAATCCCTTGCACATGCATACTTCCTAGCCAAGCTGACATTAGAGTGTGGTCACCAATGACTTTGTAAAAGTGAGAGGGTCTATTCTGCTTTGCAAAGCAGGTTCTTAAATGCATCCTTAAAATGTCTTTCTCTGAAGATATTACAAGGTTCTTAGAGAACAACTTACTCAGTGGAGAGCTTTTCTTTACAGGGACTAGACTTAAATTTGCCCATGCTCTTTCAGCTTGGTCTGCTAGGGCTTTTTTAATCTTACATTCACATTGAATTGCTCGTGGGATTCCCATATGACCATCGTCACTTTGAATGTACCCAAAGCCATTGCACTTTTTACATACCATGTTTAATTTATCTCCTTGTTAAGTTTCCTATCTTATAAGATTAGGGATTAAAGCACACACTTTTTAAGGACAATAATTGTATATGCTATTCACTAAAAACTCTGGGGGTCTTAAAGAGGCCATCCCAATCTTAATGGAAGATGGGTTTGTAAACCATACTAATGGGATATTACCTATAGAAAAAGCCATTGCTTCTACTATGGAAGAATTAAATTTCATCCGAGAAGAAAAATCGCCCTCTTTATCGCCCCCTCTCAATAGCATAAATGATATTGATGAGACTTGGATTCGAAACCTTTATTTAGATAAAAGATGGGAAGAAAAGATTGCAAGCTACAAAAGATGGCAACTAGATAGGTTCTGTCTAAAAGAAAATAAAAAGATAAAGGTTGAAGTCTTAACAGTCGTACCTCAAGAATCCTGTTATAGTTTTGCATGGAGGGTCTTTGAGGACATATATCCATTTGAGTACCTTATAGATTGTCTTGATGTAGGTTGTCTTGATGAATTATTTAATCCCTTTATAAATGGCTTTAGAAGTTGGTGGAAGGAGAACCAAGATGTATTATGCCAGTAAAGTTTTAAGCCAAATATTTGCAAACCCACCTTATTATATTCTTAGGTGTATTGTAGCTTCAGAAATAGGAACAGAACCTATTGTTGTTAAAGGAAATGTTGTAGGACCTGTTTCTAGTGGCTCTGTCTTTACTTTTTCAGGCAAACGAAAGCTAGATAAAAACAATAAGCCTGTTCTTGAGATCTCTCGAAACCCTATTAACCCAAAGTTTCTAAAAGGAACTGCTCTCACCCAATGGGCTGAGTGGTCTAACCCAGAAATGGAATCCTCATTAGAACTTATTAGCTCTCTTGTAGATTCTGGCATACCTGTTAGTATCATCAATAGCTTGTGGAGAGAAATCAAAAGCAATCCTGATATGATTAAAGAAAATCCTTGGTATCTTGTTTACAAAGGTGTTTCTTTTCAAGGTGCTGATGCTATTGCTAAAACTCTTATGGAAGATAAGTATAACATCACTAACCCATATAGAGTTCAAGCCTGCATCTTCTGGTCTATGGCTCAAGGAGTACAACAAGGCAACTGTTTCTTAGATAGTAATACTGTTTTTAGAGATGCTTCTCTACTTACAGGAATCACTGAACCTACTGAAATTGCAAAGTGCATAAAAGAAATGGTCGAGTGTGACCCTCCAAAGATGATTATTGATAGGAATGAGAGCAAGAAATGCCTTTATTTGCCCGCTTATCATCAAATGGAAGAAGAAGTAGCAAGCTTAGTCACTTCTCCTGTTAGAAAGCAATCTGGAATCGAAATCTCTGATGAAGAAATAAAGAGCTATACTAGATACAATCTTACAGACACTCAAGTTAATGCAATAAGACAAGGAATCACTGAACCTTTCTCTATAGTCACAGGTTTGCCTGGTACAGGTAAAACAACTATCTTGTCTACTATCTGCAAAATCCTAATTGATTACCAAGAACAAATCTTACTTGTCGCACCCACAGGAATCGCTGCAAAAAGAGCTACCATACTCTCAGGTGTTAAAGCTGTAACTATACATAGAGCTTTTGGTGCAGGTCAGCCCTCTGAATCTGATGAAAAGAAGTCAGACTATGAGGGAATTAAAAAAGAAGAAGAATCAGAAAACCTAAAACCTATCCTAACAAAAGTAAACCCTAGAGCTGAAATCTGGAAACATCACATTAATAACCCTAGAACAGAAACTGTTCTGATTATTGATGAGTCCTCTATGGTAGATCTTCACCTCATGTGGAGAATGATGAGAGGGATAGCACCTAAGTGTAGAGTTATTATGGTTGGAGACATTGCACAGCTACCACCTGTAGGTGCTGGCTTTGTTCTTTCCGATATTATTGAAAGTCAAAGTGTACCAAGAACACACCTTGTGGAAGTCTTTAGACAAGGTGAAGGCTCTGGAGTCACACAAGCAGCACATGATGTTCATAATGGAATCACTCCCCAAAGTAATACTGAGTTTCACTTTTTAGAGAAAGAGTCAGAACAAAAAGCACTAGAAGCTATCATCTCTCTTTGTAGAGACTTCCATATAGATGATGTGGACTTTCATGTTATAAGCCCTACACATCATGGCCTGTTAGGTGTGACCAACTTAAACAAAGAGTTGAGGTCTGTTCTCAATCCTGACATTGGAGGCTCTCGTTTAAAAATTGGAAAAGACACCTTGAGAGAGGGTGACCGAGTAATGATCACCAAGAATGAATATGACTTAGAGGTCTTTAATGGAGATGTTGGTCGTATTTGTGGCATTAACAAAAGCTCTGTTGATGTTCTGATTAAAGGTGTGCAAGATCAAATAGTTTCTATCCCTAGAGACCAAGTATCGAAAATCTTAAGACTTGCTTATGCTACCACTGTACATAAAAGCCAAGGTCTGGAGTATGACCTTATTATCATGCCTTTAGTCAGTAGCTGTAGCTCTAACTTATTGCAAAGGTCTTTACTATATACTGCTATAACAAGAGCGAAAGATGAAGTATACCTTGTGGGTGATTCTGGTGCTTTAGCTACTTGTGTTTACAATCAAAAAAAGAATCACGGGTTCTCTGGACTAAGTAGAAGATTTAAGAACAATACTCTCTAAGATCTTCAAGGCTAAAGTCATGCTTCAATAGATCAAACCTATAGAAGCAGGCTTTATGTCTAACAGAAGGGCTTCTTACAAGAAGCGAAGAATAGTTTTTTGGGTTGTTCAAAACTTCTCGAGAACCAAGACCACAAATCAAATAATTAAGATCATCTCTTTTCATCACAAAGATCTCAGTATTGATTTGACTAGATACACTAGGCTTTTTTAATAAAGGGAAGTCTCCCTCATTACAGGTTTTAACACCTACATCATACCCTGCTTCTTTTAAGTCAGAGTAAGCATAGTTGTATGCTTTGCCAATAGTGAAGTCTGCAACTTTCAAGCCCAGATACTTTTCAACAGCAAGTTCTCCACCCCAACCTGTCATCCATCTCTTTTCCATAGACCCTGAATCAAACCAGTATTCTTTTTCTTTTACTTTCTTGATCGCTTCTACCTTGTCTTTTAGTTTTTTAACATCTTCATTTGTTAAAGAAACTGACTTAAACTTAGAAAGGTATGGCTTAACGAAAGTCTCATAAACTCGGTCACTTCCTTCTAAAACAACTAAACGAGGCTCAATTTCTGACATTAATAATCCTTAAATCTTGTCTGTTAATTAAAATAAGGGGGTTGCATCTATGACTTATAGAAGAGATGGCATTATATTCAGCAGATTTTTTGATCCTACATGGGGTGAGGTTCGGATTGCTAGAATTATACCCACAGAAAACAACTGGGGGGCATACTATGAAATCTCGGAGCTTGAAATGTCCTCATTGATTCCAGAAATCGAAATAGAGACAATAGACAGAGCCTCTAGGGGTGATTGTACTCCTTTGTTAAACTCTGGGCTTAGAGAGCCAAATGGGTGCTTAAAAATGCTAAAAGTACCTAAAGATTGTGATGAGCAAAACGTCTGCCTCTCATTCGATAAGAAAAAGTGTCAAATGGGAAATAGAAAGATGCCTGATTGCTTCTCCCCAATAACAAACCCATTACTCAGACCTTTAGTCATTGCTTGGCTAGAAGGTTACCACATCATAAGAGAGGTGACTGTATGAATAAGTATCTAAACAGACCAACAAACCGCAGAGTTTATGAAAACTCAGAGGGACAAGTATATGCAGGTTCTCAAGAGGGTAATTACCAAGGTGACATCACTATCTCTGATAACCACATTTACCTCTATGCAGACATCACCCCAAAGTCTGTAATGGAAGTTGGGATTGCTATCAGGAGTGTAGGTCAACAGATTGTTAATCTTATGACTGACCTAAGCCTACCCTCTATCCCACCTATCCACTTACACATAAACTCTGGTGGTGGGTGTGCATTCTCAGGACTTGCTGGTGCTAGTCATATCCTAGAATCAGAAGTTCCTGTCTTCACTTATGTAGAAGGATCTGCTGCGAGTGCTGCAACTATCATGTCTTGTGTTGGTGCTCAAAGACACATCACAGAACACAGCTTTATGCTTATTCACCAAGTAAGTACAGGTGTCTGGGGTACTTATGGGAATCTTGTAGATGAGAAAGAATCTATGGACTCACTCATGGAAATGTTAGAGTCTATCTACTTGAAGCACACCAAGCTCAAAAAGAAAAAGCTCAAAGAACTTCTTAAAAGGGATCTGTGGATGAACCCAGAGAAGTGCCTTGAGCTTGGCCTTGTAGATGAAATTATAAAGTATGAGAGAACTTAATTTGCTCTTTTAGCGTTCATGTAAAGACTTCTCATTGAACTTTGACTAATAGTCCTATTATATCTTGCAGGCTTAACATATTTAGCCAGAATGAGATTATTAAAAGCTAAAGAAAAAGACCTAAAGTCAGACCATGTATTGTATATCAGGTGAGACATTGCTTTATGAGTGCTGAAACCCACAGCAATTACTCTGTCTTTACTCATCATGTTTTCTTTAGCTACCAAATCCAAGATTGCATCATGGTATGAAAGCCCATTTTCTTCCGCATGAAGTTCTATCTCATCTTTAAAACTATCTGTCATGTCTATTTTCCAAAGTTGCTTTTAGGTTCTTTACAGTGCTGAAATAGCTTTCTCCACTCATCTTTCGATATAGAAGAGTTATTAAAATAAGATTTCCTCACCATCTCATAAGATGACTCTGGGAAATCCCTTTCTCTGGCTCTGTCTCCCTGTGACTTTTTCAAGAGTTGCTCGAACTCTGAAAAAGGAATCCCTGCCATAGTACAAATTACTTCTAAAGCCCTCTCTGCTGGGGTTTTATTTCTACCACCTCTACCCATAATACTTTCCTCCTTAAATTTTATTCTTTTTTAGATAACTTCTTTCTTTATTAGCCCTCATAGAAGAACAGAGATGAATCTCTTTTCTTAATCTCGTCCTCTATGTTTTTTAGAGCTAATTCAAAAAACTTTTCATTTTTCTCTATCCCGATGAATTTACGACCTCTTTGAACAGCGACTACCCCAGTAGTACCAGACCCCAGAAAAGGATCTATCACTATGTCACCTTTTTCTGTCGTAGGTAATATGCAGTTGTCCACCAGCTTTTCTGGGAAGGTACACACATGACCTTTATTCTTTGATGGAGGGATCTTCCAAATGTTGGTCAGACCATCTTTGTTATCCCATTTACAAGGTTTGCCTATCTGATAGATCTTTTCGGTCTGGATGTGATACCGACCACAGGGGTGACCTATACCACACCTATCCCAGATGATTTCGCACCAGATAGGAAACTTGTTCAGCCAATCCATAGGGTGGTATATGTTTGTAAGGTTTCTTTCTTTGTTGCGAGGATGGTATGCATATCTGATCTTGTGGTTGTAGAATACGCTACTTCTACAAACTCTCACCAGTTCATGCACTACGCTTTGTTGCCACCCTTGATACATCCACTCTGACATATTGTCATCATACCAATCTTCATACTTCTTATTCCATGCCATAGCGGTTTTAGATTTGGAGTATTCAGCACCCTCAAGGTGAAGATTATAAGGAGGTGATGTAACTGCAACCTCTACGCTGTTTGGAGATAGGGACTTCAATACTTCGGTGCAGTCTCCATGATAAAGTGTGATATTTCCACCATCTAATTCAACTTTCATTTGTCCCTCCTTATTCAAATAATACTTTTACTGATCTGCCCTCGTAGGACACATCCCACTCATCATTGAGTAGTTTTCTTTCTTTAATCCACTCAGCAATTTTATCTGCTGTTTCTTCATCAAGGCTCAATACCTCAAATGTTAAAATAGTAGGTACTTCCACAGCTTCTACTGTCTCGACAACCTCTTCAGGCTTCTCTCCCTCAAATATTTTAACAAGCTCTGGGTCTCCATCTGCTTGCATAATGTCCTTCAAGTCATAAGGAACAGTCCAATCCTTACCTAACTCAACGTCTACAAGTAATGGAATAGGCCAATTCATTTTTTGAACCACATTGTTCTTAGTCATAAGGTCTGAAATCATTTCAATAGCCTCTTTAAGAATGTCTTTGTGGATCTCAAATACAATTTCGTCATGGACTGTTAAAACCATTAACAGCTTATCTTCCCAACCTCGCTTTTGGACATTCTCATAAATGAGAGCCATAGCTAACTTGGTAACATCTGCACTTGTTCCTTGAATCGGTCCGTTCAATGCCTTTCGTTCATCTTTACTCTTAAACCTAAACTGATCAGAGTTGATGTCTGGTAAAGGCTGTACTCTGCCCATAGCAGTTTTCACATAACCTGCCTTTCGAGCAAACTTATGTTGTTGAGACCACCAACCTGTAAGTCCAGAGTAAGTCTTGGTAAAGACTCTGTACTTTTCATCACCCTCTTTAGCGTCACAGCCAATAGACCTTTGAACAGCCTTGCCTGTACCACCATAACAAAGGGCAAAATTACAAGCCTTACCATTACCACGAAGGACTTTCCAATTGTCTTGCTTCTTTGAACCCTCTCCATAGAAAGCAACAGCAGTACCTGTGTGAAGATCACCAATCTTATCTGAACCACATGAACAAAGACTTGGTGGTGCAATAACAAAGCCATCGTCACCAAGCTCTTGCTGATATTTCTTTCCACATTCAGAACAAGAGAAGAAAGCATCAATCCACTTAGGCTCTTTAGATAGGTTAGTCACCAACCTTAATTCCACACCTGCATAGTCAATGGCCGCTAACCAATAGTTGTCATCCCTTACAGAGATACACTGTCTCATTTTAGATATGCATTTAGGCTTGTTCTTGTCATAGGTGGCTGGAATACCTTGAAATGGTACACGACAACCACCATCTTTGACTTTCCAAGGTCTACTGTTTGTCTTGCAAGAAAAGCGACCTGTGTCAGCAGAAAACTGATCAAACTTAGGTTTGAGTGTGCCATCTGGACCTACATCTTCTACGAATGGAATAAGGTACTGACCCAATGCTTTACCAAGCTCTCGGAAGGTTTTAATCTTTGCCATGAATGGGAATCCCTCAGAGGCTTCCTCAATCACAGAATCAATAGCATCTTTCCCTGTCGCTACTTGACCAGACTTCTCCGTGACCATCAGACCTGGAACATCTAACTCTCTAAACAACAGACCTAACTGTTGAGGTGAAAGAATATCATAGGTTAAAGGGAAGTCTACATCTTCAAAGCCTTCTGCCTTTTTAAACTTATCGCTACTTAACCTCTTAACAGGCTTAGTGATAGTTTCTTTTGTGTCTGGGTGTAGTCTGTTTGCTTCCTTACGAGCTTCATCCACTCGAGTCTTATAGCTTGCACCCTCTACTTCCATGTGGTTGAAAAGATTCAGACCTTTAATGTCACCTTTTAAGATACGAACATAGTTTGGAGTAATGTCTCGACCAAGTATGTCTTTAGCACCCTCATATACTTCAAGCAATGCATTGAACCAAAGCTCTTGACCCTCTTGACAAAACTTGAGTGCTGTTTTCCTGTCTACATGAACCCTATTCCTCATCATCCAACGAGTACATAACAAAGTTTTCTTCTCAAGGTTGTAGATGAACTTAGTGTGAGCTGTATCTTCTTCATACTCTTTGTTCAGAATGTTGAAGATTCCAACTGTGTTCATGGCATCTGCTGATGCATATAAAACACAGGGATCCCAGCTAGGGTCTAAAGTAGAATAGTTTTTATCCACAGCATCTGGCATTAGGTCTTCAAGCTCAATCATCTCTCTTTCAAGCAATACTTTAGAAAGATGCTTTAAACCACGACCACCCTTTTCTCTTGGGTTGAGAAGATACTTGATAATAAGCGTATCATGCCACCTCTTTTGATTGTCCCATCTCTCTTTGCCTAGCCTGTCTACATACCCATTGAACTCAAGAAACTCTTGGTCAAAAGAAGCATTATGGAACACAGGGTCTGACTTTACTTCAAGATCAAACAAACGCTTGAGGGCATCCCCCATAACTCTCCATGAGATATTGTGTTTTGACCCCTCCGCATGGGCAAGAGGGAAGTAGTAGCCTTTATCTTTATGAGGGGCAAGACAGACACCCACAATCTTGTCTCTGGTGACACCATTAAATACACGATTGTCTAACCCTGTTGTTTCAAGGTCTAAGCCATACACACCATCAGGTGCATTCATACATTCTTGAATACATTCTTCAAGATTACTTTCAGTTCCTAGTAGTAGCTCACAGTCCTTCATCCAACCTTTTGGGTTGATTGTAGGTCTGAGTAGCTCTGCAAGCATATCATTAAACATATCTCTCCTTGTCTCAAATCTTAATAGTTACTTTCTATTATAAGATAAGAGGCAAGCAAAGAGTGTTATTTTTTGAGGTGTCTACTAGCCACTCTTATACTAGCTTGTTGGTCTGCTAACCTAAACCACTTTCTAAGCTTATTTTTAACTTTAGGTAGGAACTCTTGAGCCCTCTCTAAGTCTCTTTTTAACTCGCTCATTTCTTCAGTGACATCTTTAAATACTGGTTTGAGTCTTGTTATCTTCTTAGTGAGTCTTTCAAGACTTAATCTAACCAAAGGATCACTGTCGCTTTCGTATGATTTAGCAACAAGCTCTCTTACATCTTTGATGTCCTCAAGAACTTCATCTCTATCTCGCTCTCTTTTTTTAATAAGTTCAGGGAGATATTCTTTGATCATCAAAACCTTATTTGTTTTGTAAATAAGGTCATGCCATCCAAAGTTAAGTTGATCAATCCCAAAGCTACCTGGAGTAGATATTCTATTAAGCTCTATATTAGCCCAAGACTGTGCTTTTTGAAGATCTGCTTTATGGAAAGAATCAACCTCTTTAAGGATGTCTTTAAGATCTTCAATTGAATAGAAGTTCCAACTGTACTTAGGGTTGTTCATAGCACTCCCTAAGACTTGGTATTTACTTTCAATTCGATCAAGATCTTCTCTGATATTCTTTATGTCTCTCTGGTTCATATTAGACTCCAGCACCCTCAAGTCTTAATAACATAGAATATGTGTGTGGGTATTTACTTGCATACTTATTCACAGATGCTTGTTTGCCAATTATTTCATTGAACTTATCAATGTTTACTTTTCTTCTTCTGAAAGCACCCTCAATCATCTTAAGAATCATGTCTACAACTTTTGGTAGTGTCATTAACCCAATTTGGTTCATAGCTACAGTACTACCAACAACTAGGCCGAGAGGTCCACAAAGGCAAACTATTAAAGATGCTACTAAAGTAGGGATCAGGGTTAGGGTTCTTATTTTTGTTCCAAATTTAACTAGTGCAGAAAGCAATCTCCCAAGGAACTTAAACTTCCTAGAGAAAAAATCAATTACGCTCTGAACCATACTTTTTGATGGAGATTTGCCATTGATTACAATATCCAGAGAATCACCCCAATCTTTCCACCATGAAACATATGCTCCCATAATGTCTTTTTGGGTTTTACTGTCAATCTCTCTAATTTTCTGTACAGAACTCAGAGTGAAATCAAGAAACCTGGGTTCTCCATTTACAGAATAGGAGACTTTCAAAACAGAGTTTACTGGGTTTTTAGCATCAAATTTTTCAACACTTATTGATGTGGTTTTCCCAAAAAACATATTTCTTTGGAGAGCTTCGGTCAGTCTCGCCTGTAAGTTCATTTCAGCAGCAGAAGCAAAAGTATCTCTATTACTTATAATTGACCCCTTGAAAGTGGACACAAGGTCTTGAGCTGCTGCAATTAGAGGTTTAAACCAGTTCATTCCCAGATTCTTAATCATTTGAATGATTGCTTGCTTTTCAAGTTGAGCCACTCTGTTCTCAAGAATAGCGATTTTTTGTGATGCTGTTAGTTGTCTCATGGTTTATTCTTTCTTCGATTTGTCTAAAGTGGTGTGGACTATAAAACAGTTATTAAAAAAACGCAAAAGGGTTCATTGCTTTCAGCCCTTCTTTGATCCCAGAAAGTAGTATGTGTAATCCCATAGTAGGTGCTAAGATCAAGTAGAGGCAAGCACGTTTAAGTTTCCTGAATACATTGTCTGATTTCTCGAGATCTTCAGCTATCAGTTCAAGGAGATAGTCAAATAAAAGCTCAACAACGAAATCACAAATAAAAAAGGCTATGATACTACCAAAATAGAGAGCAAAGTCAGGCAGACTGTTGAGCTGAACTAGCTTCCTTGCATTCTTTGTTCTTTCTTGAGACTCAAGATCTATCCCATATACACTTTTCAAATAGATTGCATTTTCTTTATTATTGTAAATGTCTAATAGCTTTAAAATAGAGGTTTGAGGATTAGAAGACCTCACAGCTTTCTTTAACTCTTTAAGTTCCTTTGGATTCGCTTTTGCTAAGGCTTCAAACTTCCCCACTGTCATTTTAGAGTCTTTGGCCACATGTTGAGCTACCTTAAGGGGCTTGAATCGGGACAACTTGCTTTTTATCTTAGCTAAGATGCTTTCAAGCATTGCTTGTTTTTCAAGTTGAGCTACTCTGTTCTCAAGGATAGCGATTTTCTGTGATGCTGTTAGTTGCCTCACTTGCAAACCCTTTCGTAATGAGAGACTAAGCTATTACAATATGGGTAAGGGTGAGAAGATGCTTTTTTAGCTGCAAGCTCATCAAAGAGATCCATATTTACTTTTCTTCTGCGAAGAACCTTTTCAAATATGTTTAAGATCATCTTACCAACACCTAGATAAGTGAGGGTCTTCCCTCTTTCTGGTGCAACTTCTGCCAAAGGCATTAGGGTTGTAAACATCACAACTAAAGAGAACACTTCATAAGCCCATTTAAAGCTGTAGACAACTCTCAAGAACCTGTAAAGAAACTTACTTGCACCTTTGATTCTGTTCCAGAAAGATTTCAAATCCGTAGACCTACTCATCCTTCCTTCACGAAGCATTTTTAGTTCTTCTTCAAAGTCTTTCCACCATGAAATATATGCACCTTTAATATCTTTATCTATGCTAGGGGGTAGACCCTCAACATCTTTAAGCATTGATGGCATATCTCGGATAGTAGCTTCATAAGATTTTAACTCACCACCTACTTCTTTAACCATAAGCTGGGCTTCAGAGTTCATAGGATTGTTTGGGTCAAAATTAGTGATATAAAACCTAATAGGGTATCCAGACATAAGAGATTTATCTAATGCACTGCTGACTCTAACTTCTAAGAACTTAACTAAGCCCTCTAAGATACTTTCCTTATTCTTTTTTAAGGTAAGCTTTAAAAGAGAAGAAATTTCTCCAAAGGAGTCTTGAATCTTAGAGAGTAGGTTTATAGGGATAGACTTCAACCAATCAAGAATCTTGGACTCCTTCTCTAACCTTGCTATCCTAATTTCAAGCTTTCTAATTTCTTGTGTTGATATTTTATTCATTATATACCTCTTTTTTAATGATGCCTAAGACAAAGGACAATAAAATGGATATTAAAATAGCAGCATATATAGCTTCAGGTCTGCTCACACTCTCTCTTGCTAACAATGCATGGATGACCTATAAGATAAGTCAGTTAGACAACACTATTCAGAAACAAATGAATGGAGAGTTAAGTAAGACTGCTAGAATCTTGTCAGAGACCAGAGATGAGATTAATGTTGTTAAATCTCAAATGGTTTCAAGGAAAGAGCTAGAAGAACAATCTTCAAAGATTATTTCGAATCTAGACCAAAGAACACAAGATGCTATTTACAAATACACAAAAGAAACAGGTGCTAGGGTAGATAGTATCTCTCAAAGAGTTTTAGGTATGGAGGGTAGGATTAAAAAAGGGATTGGGAAAATAGGTAGGACTGTAAAAGAAAAAACAGCACCACCCCCGTCTTGGAAAGGTGTAGACGGACTAGATATAACTAGATGCTCTGACCACCCAGATAAATGTACCCCATTCACTTTTGAATGGGAGTCTCCTTATCAAGTAAATGGCAAACCACTAGCTAG